TGCAATACTAGGGTTTCCGCCTAATTGAACGTTAAGCCCGGCTAATTGGTCACGGTAACGCCTGGCGATGGCGGTTCTTCCGTCTATCTTTTGACCATCAATAAGTAATTCTGGAAGTTTTAAATCATCCGACATGGTGCCTCACTTTGGCATGATTGTTGAAATGGCACATAAATTGAATTGGCATGATTGTTGATTTGTTGCTTAATCTCAACATTTGTTGCTAAAAAACAACAAAGTAAGCCGCGCCTTTATAGTGGCCCGATAACTTTCTAATGACCAAAACAATATAAGTAAATGCTAATATTTAGCCAAAACAATATAAGTAAATTCTTATATACCGTGTGAAACTTAAGTTTCACTTGCTCGGTAAACCACTGGTTTTTTCTTTCCACTGCCTAGCCTTTTTCGCGTCCCTTGTATAACTCACCCTTCTTTCGTTTTGTTCTGGTCTGGTCAGATAATCCAACACAGAAAATTGAACGTTTTCATGGTCTAGCCCTGCAAATTCACATACTTTTTTAAAGTCTTCATCTGCATAATAAAACCAATTATTAGCCCTTTTTTGGCTTATCCCTCTATGGGGCCCAGAGTATTGATCTATCCCGAGTGCGTCCTTGATTGCTCTTACTAATACAGCCCGCCAAAGGCTTGTTTCTGGTTGTTGTCTAGCAATGGGTTGGATGTAGCCCATATCGGTGGCATCGTCTTGATCGAGTGTGTAGTAGGGTTCCATTTATACTTTCCTTATTGATACATGACACCGGCAATTTATTTCCAGGGGTGGAAAGAAAACCAGGCCAAAGGGTGTAATGAATGGTTGATTGAGGTCTACACCTTTACTGTTAATAACTTCGGTTTGGCTGTGGCTGTGCCTTACTCGTTCATCATGTGCAGTTACCCAAAAACGTTTGAATTGATTGGGTTTTACCAGCCTTGCGTTGATGGCAAAGTTAACTGCCGCTTGTTGTGTAGCGTGGGCAATTTTGCTTGATAGGGAGTTGCCTACAGCCTTAGCTCTATGCATCAAAAAGGCTTTGTGTTGCTTACTTACTAAGGGGTCAATGTCTTGGGGTTCAATGCCATTTGCTAAAGCTTTTCTAACTACACTTCTTTGGCTGGCTGATAGGTTTCTGATTGCATTTATATTGAGTTTCGCCGGGGTGTTTTTTTGTTTTGCAATTCTCTCTAATTCTTGCCGGTAGATTAATAAGCTTTTTGCTTGGTTGGGTGTTAATCCGATAGTTTCTAATATTCGCTTTTTATTACTTCCGGCAATTTGAAATGTTTTTTTATAGTCATCTAATATTTGCTTTATTTCAATTTTTATTAACTCTGATGCTGGCAAGTTAATATTAAAATTTGAAAGTCCAAGCAATAAGATCACTAATAAGCCGACTTTATCTTCGAGAGCGGTTAAATTGTCTTGAAAACCCCTTGATAACTGGGTTTCAAGTGCGCTTACTATGATTTCATCAATGCCGGTTCCGTCGGGCAAGTCCTCTGTATCTTGGGGGTAATTATCAAAAAAGTATTGTTCGATGAAGCTTTGTGCTTCTTCGACCGCATTTAAAAACTCATCCTTAATAAGCGGTTCGTATTCATCTATGAAACTTGGTAAATCATCCATGATTAAACCATTAGTGCGGAAGAGAAGCCGGACTTGCTCAACAAGAAGGGCTTTAATAAATCCATGACGTTATCAGGTAGTTTTTTATCTTCTCTTTTGCTGAAGGTGCTTTGAGATTCACCGACACGATAAGAAGTTAATAAGAAAACATGATTGTGCTGTTGTGGGTCGGTGATGTCGTTACGCAATAGAAAAAAAGCCAGCTCGTTGGCCGCTGTTTTAATGCCAGTTGGAATGGTGTCATCTGGTATTACTTCGCCGTTTCTATCAATAGCGCCTATTCTGGGCCACTGTAGAGCCTGTGTGGTGTCGGTAGGTCTACCAATGAACTCGAATTGATCAATTAAGTGTGTCGCCAATATCAACGCCTTGGCGTTCTTAATTTGAATTGAGGTTTTACCGGCGGTAAGGGTGTTGTAAATTTCTTCAATTGCGGCCGCGTCATAGTCAAGACTAGCCGCAATGATATGCGCTTCAATTTCTGAAAATGTTTTGCCGCGCATATCATTGAAGATTTGCACAATTTCTAAGCTCGTATTGCCCGCTTCATAAACCGCCGCTAGGTATGCGAATTCGTCACCATTTAGCCTTGTGTCTAAGTAGCTATAAAGTTCGGTTTCGGGTGTAAAACTATTAACGCCCAATGTTATCGTCATGATTATTTCCAGAAAAAACAGGGCGGAGTAACCGCCCTGTGATTGCTCAGATTAAAGACTCTTAAACGATCAAGCCTTTAAGACGTGCCGCCGCTTTCGGATGTCTAACGACTAAGCCGCTATACCATTCGATTCGAGTTCTTAAGGCTGGCTTTGTTTCCAATTCGCCTAAGTCGCGAACGCTCAGCGGTTCGGTTTGAATACCATGCAACGCATCTGGGCCAAACTTCACCGCGTAGATGCTTGAAGTTAGGTTAGAGGTGCCTTGTGTTTCTGTTTGGGTAAGAATTGGCAACCCGTCTGCACCCTCTTCAACGATACCAAGCGGCACACCTTGATAATGATCAACCTCACGTCCGAAGTAATCACGTCCGACGGTAATAACTCCGGATTGACGACCTAAAGCAACAATCTTTCGACGGGTTGCCTTATTCATCAATAGCAACGTAGGGCTCCCGGTTACTTGGTCGATCAACTGATCTAATAAATCGAGAGTTAATGCTGCGCCGTTGGTGCCTGCTGAAATAACTTGGTTTCCTGTCAGGCGCTTATTCAGTCCATCGAACGAATTAACATCAACGGCGCTATCGCCGGCAAAAAATGTTTTTAACCAACTTAAGGTTAAAGACTTCGCCTTCAATGCGTCATGAATGGCCCGAGAGTCATTGTCAGCGGTGCCCATTTTTACTTGTGCGATGTCTAAATCAGAATCACCACCTAAAATAGTCAGCGATTCCGTCAGCGAATTGATCACGCCGGTGCTCTCTGTATAGGATTGATTGAATCCACGAAAGGCAATACCGGGTAGGGTTTGTTCGATGTTGTATTTAAAGGCATTACCCGCGATATTCACGAAGCCTAGGTTTGCTAATACTGGGTTTTCTCTGGCGAAGATTTCAACAACGCCGCTCGCAAGTGGTGTTGGATTAAGTTTTTGCCATTCGGAGATTGTTAACATTTTTCTATTCCTTTAGTTTAAAAATTGGTTATTGCTTGCCGTAGCCGTAAGACATGCGGGCAATGGGGGGTAATTCGCTGGGGTCTATCTTGGGGGCCAATAAGCTAGGCTTTGCGGTGTCTGTTTCCGGCACTTGTGGCTTAATCAGCAAACCGGCCGCCTGTGCTTTGTTAAACCATTTCACCTTGTCAGCCGGTGATAGACCATCAGGAATCAGGGCTTTTAATCCGTCCGGGATACCATTCAAAACAGCATTTGCAACAAAGTCCAAATCAGCCGCTTGTGTGGCTAATTGGGCTTTTAGTTGGTCTATTTCCGCCTGGGTGTCAGGTTCATTCGCCGGGGGTGTAATTACTTCCGGTGTTGGCTCGATTGTTTCGGTAGTCATAAAATTAATGGGGTAAGGTGATAGAGTCGGTTTCGTCTTTGCGTCTTAATAGTTCCGCAACGGCGTCTTCTCGGGTGGCGTAGCCGTCCGGGTTCTCAGTTCTGAGAATATCCACCGGTGACCAAACGCCCATTTCAAGCTTTGCCCGTGCATTATTTAGCCGCTCAGTTTCTGTTAGATTTTCTTGCATCTCTGCAAAATCAACAACGACACGCGCACTCTCTGGAATACTTCCGGGGGCATGAGTGTTGCTAACTCGTTTGATGATCTCGAAAAGCTGGGATTCATAACGCCGCCAAAGTGCAATATCATCTTGCCGGGCTTCTCTTAGGTCGATTTGCTCAACATGTTTGGCCGCGCCTGATTCTGATCTTCTATCGAGGTCGAACACATCGGCCGATAAATCGTTAGATGCTGCGATTTGCCGCATGACGAATTGAATCGCCGCGAGAATATCTAATATTGGTGAGTTGGGAGCCGCAAAGCCAAAGCTACCGCCTTCAGGCAATGTAATTGCTCTTTCTGGGCCGACGTCTAACGCTTCACCGACTGGAACACCAGAGGCCCATGCTTGACCGTGGGCTTGTAATTCGACACTTCGCCAAAGGTTGCTTAAAGCAACGTTAATCGCCTCTTGTGACTCAATGAGGTCATCCCCGCCGGGGATAAAAAACTGATCGTCTGGGAGTGAATCGAATAGACAGATAAACGGAAGCAACCCGTAAGGATTTAAACCTTTGGGGTTGCTGCCTACCTTTATCGGGTTGCCGCGATAGTCGCGGCGGGTATAGGTGCCCGCTGTCCAATCTGAATAGGTGACGTCCTTGTCATTTTGTGCTCTGTGAGTGACTACAAACCTTGTGGGGGTCTGTGGGTCACTGTAGAGCACGTCCAATACTGCTGGCGTCACTACTGATAAAGTGAGTTGGTCATTCATCCAACCCACCTGCAAAACGGTTGTTTTAAGCAGCTTCGTTAATCGGCTCAGGCGCTTCAACACTATGTCGACATTACCAGCGCGGTAGATTTCATCCGCCGTAACTTGATCAATGCCGGAAAACATCCGCCTTGGGGCTAATCGGTAAAGATTCGCCCTTTTGTTAATCACTTTTTTAACCGCGTTGACCTGAAACACTCGGAAAGTTTCCGGGCGTGACCAACGCTGTTTAATCAGTTTCAACGTCTCTTCACTTTGCTGATCGTGGTAATACTGCAACCACTTATCAGCGCGCGCCTTCCTCGCCGTTGATGATTTAACGATTTTTATAAATTCAGTGTTCTGACTGCTTATCAAATCTAACATAGTGTCTTATATAGTAGCTATAAATCTAGCCGCTATAATACTATATTAGAAAATACTTAATTACAACAATTTTCTTTTAAAATCAACGCGGTATCGTATGCGGGCCAATATTTTTAAGTTTGGCTTGGATAAATTCATCAAAAGACAGCGGAGAAGTGCTACCGCGTGACAGGTAAGACCTATATAAATTGTGGGCCGTTAGCATGCTTCGGCATGATTCGGCGCAAGGTGGGAGCAATTCGCCATCATTAAGCAAACAAAGCTTGATTGCCGGGCCGGTGCCGTGGCAATGAATGCCGTTTATCTCGTAGGGATTTAATTCAACATCTCTTAAGCTGTAGACCGCCCACGCGAAAGAGTAAACATGATCATCGTGACAACCTTTTGCAGCTTCAAAGCGCGGGGCTTGTTGCCCACCTTTGCCGGTTGAATTATTAACAATCCTGTATTCGAGGGTTTCCATTTCAGCCAGCAATTTTTCAAAGCTTGGGTGAATGTGAAGCCTACCTTCAGCAGCAGCGTTATAAAGCGCCGTGAATGCGTTAGCTTGCTTATCAGCTGTGGCGTGAACTATCTCATGCTCAAAAGTTTGATCACCACACCAAGCGGCAATATCTTGGGAGTTATAAGACTCTATAGCCGCCCTTGACAGGTCAAAGTCTTTTTTGTATCGCGTGAACGCCTTCCTGATACCGGCGGCGCTTGAAAAACTAATCTTGTCGGAAGCCAACACATAATAATGATCATCTTCACCGACAAGGGTTTTTAAAACACACGTTGTCACTGTGTTATCACCATGCACCGAAAAGCCGTAAGCCCTATCTAAACCGGCCCCGGTAATATAGGCGGCGTTGCCTGTGATGCTCTTAACATCAAAGCGGTATTTGTCCCGGCACTTGTCGAGCACATCCGGCGGAAATAAAGAAGATTGGCCGCTAGTCCATTGATTAAGATGCTGTTGTGCGAATTCTTGCGGCAACATTTGCGCCGCCCGACTCTTCAGCGCCGCTGGTTTTATCCAGTGCGGCGCTTTGTCCATTGCGTCTTGTAAATCTCTATATTGAATGTGACTAAAAAACAGCGTGTCATCGTCCCCACGCTCAGCAATGTTATAGAGCATAAACAGAGGGGACGAACGCGGGCCCACTGTAGAATCGACCAATACTAAGCCGTCGTCAGTGTCGATCGTGGAACTTGCTACAACCTGGAAGCTTTGATCGTTTGCCGCCGCGTGTAGCTCGGACACCTGGGCAATGGTTAACTTTTTTCCGTAGAGCGCCGCCGGGTTGTTTGAATAACCACGAATAATGTTATCAAGAGCAGGATATTCAATTTTGCCGCCGTCACTAATCACAATACTTCCAGAATTTATTAAGCTGGCTGTGTATTCGGTTTTTCTTAAGATTGACGCAACGGTTTTAAAAGCAGTATCGACAATCTGTTTTTCTGAATTGGCAATAATGCCGATGGTTTGAGTTTTGCGGGTTAGGAATCGCCAAACAATTATTAAAGCCGCGACTAAGGTTTTCCCATGTCGACGCGGCCAACAAAAAACCACCGTTCTGTAATCGCCGTCGATGGCCTTGATAATCTCTAACTTTTCGAGTGGGCCGGGTTCGTAAATTTCAAAGCCGCCCTTTGATGATTGCACCAATGGCTTAACATCTTCGAGCCACTGGAAGAACCCTGCGGAACCATGCCGCCATGATGCAACTTTGGAAATTGCTTTAGAGGTAGAGCGTTTTTTTGTGTCGGTCGTCATTCCTTGACTCACTTATTTAATTAAACAATGTTTAATTAAAATCATACACTTATTGTTGCTATAATTCTAGCTGCTATATTTTCAACGCATTTAAGGGGGTGTGCAATGGCTGGTGACGGTCGTTCTAAATTTGCAACGGGTCGAACGTATCAGTTCGCCACACGAGTTACAGAATCATTTCACCGTGAATTTAAAACAACGGCGGCAAAAGATGGCTTGTCTATGACGGTTTTACTTGAGAGGTGTTTTGATGCTTATTTAAAGCGAGAGAGAAAAAACGAAAGTCTGGCTGATCACTTTCAGCGTTCGAGCAAATCTGAAAAAGTGGATTTTATTAAGTCGCTGGGTGGTAAATCTGAG